GTCCCGAGCGACGCGGCGGGGGTTGATGCCTGCCTCGAGCCCCGCGATCGCCCGCTGCCGGACCGTGTCCCGGACGTCGGACTGCAGCACGTCGATGAATCGGCCGTCGAGCGTCCGGGCCGCGTCGATCACTCGCGGGTTCAGGATGTCGAAGGCCGTGGGGGCGAAGCGCTTCGGAAGCTCGGAGGCCGACGCCCGCGCCGCCTCGAAGAGCGCCTCATCGATCGCGGCCTTCAGCGGCCGGAAGGCGGGATCGAGGCTCGTGCTCGGGAAGAGCTCGGCCAGCATCCGCTCGATCAGCCCTGACCGAAGCGCGGCCTCCAGCTCGGAGACGGTGAGCAGCGACCGTATGAACTCGTAGGCGCGGAGCTGCTGCCTGGCGAGGCGCGGCGAGACCCGGCGTGCACGGGCCTGGAGGCGACGGAGGAGGCGCCGCTCGGCGGGGCTCACGACTCCCTCCTCACCATACGTGCGACGATCTCCGGCCGGTACCCCTCCGGATAGCCGGCGTGCTCACGGTCCACCACGTCAACGGCCACCTTCACCCCCATCAGCCCGAGGCACCGCATGATCAGGTTCGCCTCGTAGACCCGGATCGTCAGGTACTGGGCGAGCTCGTCGGCGTCCATATGCTCGACGGCCTTGGACGGCTCGCGAAGGTAGTGCAGCTCGTCGGCGTCGGGTTCGGGCATGGACTCACGCAGTGGGGGACTCGCTGACCTGAACGTGGCGGTAGGAGCCGTGCGGCGCCACCCAACTAGGCCCCCGATCCGTTGGCTGCGCCGGTCTCCTCCAGCGCCTCACGCAGCGCGTCCTCCCGGTCTTCGGCTGCGTTCCGGCGGCGCGCCTCGAATCCGACCATGATCTCCATGAGCAGCTGGTCCAGGTCTGCGTCCTCGGGGATCCGTCCTCCGCGCTGCCACGCCTCCAGCATCATGCGCTCGGTGATCACCTCGTTCGTCGCCGCCTCCAGATAGACGCGCATCGTCTCGGGGTCCATGACGGTGCTCTGGAAGTCTCGGTTGATCTCATGCGTCGGTGCGGCACTGACGTCGACCCCCTCATACCAGGCGTGGATCTTCATCGCCAGGTTGATCGCGTCGTCGACCCCCTGGGCCATCGTGGCCAGGTCGGCGGTCTGGGCGGTTAAGTCGATGCGGCGAGCGGTGGCGGTCTCCTGCTGGTTCGGGTCCGGGGCGAGGAAGGTCATGCCGAGCTGGCCCATGTGCCGCTCCTTCGCGTCGATCGAGCGCTTCAGCTGGGTCAGCGAGCTCCCGGTGAGTTCGCGTAGCTCGAAGTCGGACTCCTCGCCCACGACGTGGACCACCGAGAGCGGGCCGAGCTTGATCGCCTGGGGCTCGCCGAGCTCGTCGTCGGAGGGGGCGAGCTGGCCCTTGAGGAGCGGGAACGGGAAGGCGCACAGCTCCTCGTAGAACGCCAGGTTGGTCGCCTTCCGCCAGTGGGAGAGATTCAGCCACGCGACGCCGAGGAGCGGCGGCCGGGCGACGAGCTCGGCCTCCTTCCGGCCGGTGTAGGCCACCGCCACCGGGAGGAAGGGCGCGGGCTCGCCCCTGGCGTTGCGGAACTCCCCCTCGGCCAGCGTCGGGAAGCTGGTGCCGCCGGCGTCGGTCCGCTTCTCGAGCAGCTCCCATGTCGCGCCGGCCGGCCCCAACCGTAGTACGCGGTACCGTTCGGCCGTCGTCGAGCCATAGGCGCCCTTCTCCTTGTCGACCACCTCCTCCAGCACCAGCTGGGTCAGCACCTGGCGTCCGCGGCGCTCCTCATGGCGCCAGGATAGCACCGAGGCCCGGGGGTAGATCGACCAGTGCGGACGCAGTCCGAGCGCGTCGGTGTTGCCGCCGTGCACGGTGACGCCGTCGGGCTGGGGTGTGTGATCGATCAGGATGACGCCGACCCCGTCCCTTCCCGCTTGTTCGCTGAACTGCCGGGTGAAGACGTGCCCCTTGGTGCCCTGCCCGTCGATCGACTCCCAGTGCTCCTCGAACCGCGAGCCGAGCGCGTTGGGCTCGATCTTGGGTGGCTGCGCATAGAGCATGCCGACGGCCGCCGAGAGGGTCGCCTCGAAGCTCTCGTAGAGCACCTCCGCCTTCCGGCGGATCTCGTAGACGTGGTCCTCCTCGTTCTTCCACTTCGGGACGTAGCCCCGCTTCAGCGCCATCTCCTGCATCCGGCGCGTCCCGGCCAGGAGGTCGTCCATCAACAGCAGCTCGGGCTCGACGGCCCTCAGCTCCTTCCGCTTGTAGTCCGGACGATTCTCGTCCTGCAGCTCGGTAGCCCTCACGGTGGCCGGCATGGTCTATCCCTCGGTCCCCTGGATCAGATGCTGACTCGCACTTTCCCGACGCTCACCGTCGACGCCTGCTCCAGCACGTTGAACTCCTGCCAGAGGAGGTAGTCGAGGGCGTCGCAGGGATGGTCCCAGCCTTCCTTGCCGCCCTTGTCCCGGATGCTCGTCCCTTCCTTGTACTGGAGATTCGAAAGAGCCCGGATCAGCGGCTGCGCTCTCGGGTGGATCAGCACCCGGCGACGCCCTCCCTGGAGGAACATCGCCTGGGAGTTGTTCACCCGATCGACGACGGCGGGGGCAGACTTGGGCGCCCTCACCTCGAAGCCGGCCCGCTCGAGGATCGTGAAGTCCGTCTGGCCGACGGGAGCCGAAGTCTTCCGGGCACGCCCAGACGGATCCGGACAGACGACCACCTTCCGGTCGGGGTAGCGACGCCGGTACTCCTCGGCGACCTGCTCCGTGTTCGATGTCTCGACCCGCAGCGCATCGAGGACGTGACACTCGTCGACGACCCGCACGGCGATCGCGGAGCACATCGGGTTCACGTTGAAGTCCTGGCCGATCAGGATCTCGCCACCTGTGTCCCGGACCGAGGGGTCGACGTTGCCGTCGGGGTACTCCGTCTTCGAGAAGGACGAGTAGACGCGGCCCTCGACATCCTCGAGCCGGATGCCGTGGATCTCCTGCTTTCCGAGCCGGGTGCCCTCGTAGGCGGCGAGCGTCTTGTTCAGCCACTGCGGCGCCAGGTTCGCCCGGTTCTCGTACGACGAGCCGCGAACGACGACCGACTGCTCGGATTCCTCGATCTCCTCGAGGAGCGTGATCGGGCGAGGCGTCGTCGTGATGATGATCCGGGGCTGGTCGTCGGAGACCTCGCGCATTCCGAACTGGAGGTTGTCCCACACCTCCCGGGGGTTCTTGTACTTCGCCAGCTCGTCGAGCCACGCGGTGTCGCCGCTGAAGCCGCGCAGCTGGTCCGGCTTCTCCGAGGAGTAGATCGTCGCCCAGGAGTCGTTCGGCCACGTGATCCTCCGCTTCGACGGCTCGTAGTGCGGCCACGGCCCGCCAGGGGCCGCTCGGCACCAGTGCGGGGCGTGCTTCAGCAGCCCGCCGGGGCCTTCGATCATGTAGTCCCGGGCGTCGGCCGGCGTCTTGGCGACGAGGGCCATCCAGCGGCCGGGCTCCTCCTCGGCCCGCTCGTGCATCCATCCGGCTCCACTCCGCGTCTTCCCGAATCCGCGGCCCGCCTCGACCAGCCAGATCATCCACTCGCCCGGTGGAGCGAGCTGCTTCGGTCGTGCCTGGAAGCGCCACGACCGACGGAGTGCGACGATCTCGGCGTCCGACAGCCTCGACAGCATCTCCAGCTGTTCCTCCCGCGGCAGTCGGGCGAGCCTCTCCCTGGGGGAGAGCCCGTGCCGGCCGTCCGGTAACCCGGCGAGCTGAATCACTCGCCACTCCCGGCCCTCTGCTCGACGCCCTCGAGCTCCCGGAGGAACTGATCTAGCACACCCTTCGCCTCAACGGAATGGGTGACCTCGCCCTCATGGTGGACCTGCTGCTTCGGCGGGAGGAGGCGGACGTCGAGTCTCTCGATGATCTTCAGCGCGATCGCCGGGTCCTCGTCGGCGCCCTTCAGCAGCGTCCTCCGTGCCTTGGCCTCCAGGCCCGAAAGCCACCGGTCCCGGGCGATCCGCTTCATGTCGGCCCACCACGAGCACTGCTCCCAGAGGACGATGCTCCGCTCCGACACGCCTACCGCACTTGCGGTCTCGACCTGGGTGTGGCCGAGCATCCGTAGAAAGGCCGCTGACAGCGCTTTATCGGGGTCCCTCGGAGAGCCGACCGGATCGCCCTCATCTGAACTGCGGGGCATCCGGAGCTCAAGCGCCTCGCCAGAGAACTGGACGTCCGCCATCATGCCGCCGGAGTCAGGGGTACGCCGACCAGGCCGAGCGCCTCGAGGGCGTCTGTCGTGCCGCAGCCAGCTGAGGAGAGCTCCCGGAACTCGTCGTCTGAGAGCGGCACGACCAGGGCGCTGCCTGATCCGATCGAGACGAGCAGCGACTTGGAGGCGCAGACATCGCCACGGGTCGAGTTGGGACACGTCATCAGCAGCGAGCCCTCCACCACCGTGACTCGGATGCCGCGGCCGCACTTCGGGCAGACCGGGGACGCCCGGTCGTAGATGGCGATGGCTCTCGGGGCGGGGGTCGACGACCCATCCGGCATGGCGCTGATCCTGGGGTTCAACGACAGAGGCCCCAACCCGCCCGGAGACGAGGTGGGGCCTTCTGGCCTGGGGCTCTGCTGTCTCCCCAACCTACCGTCCCTCCCGTCGTCCATCAACACTCGCCTCGGCCTCCTCGTCGGAGTCCGGGCCGTGGCGGTTGTGGGCTCGCTCGGCCCGCTTCAGCCGATCCTCGAGCCAGGCCAGGGAGGTCCGGAGGTACCGGTAGCGGACCGACGTGACGGAGTAGCTCATGCCGACCTCCCCGTGAACCGATGGTCTTCGCCCTTCACGGCCACGGCCCGGAAGTTCTGCGACGCGAGCCGGGAGACGAGCCGTTCCCAATCCGTCGTCGAGGCCCGGAACCGATTCACGAGCTCGTCGGGCCGGTAGTTCGAGGTGACGACCGTCGGCCAACCCTCCCGGGGAGACATCAGGTCGGTGATGATCCGCAGAACATCGGACGCCGCGTTCTCGGCGCCGAGGTCGTCCATGACCCAGACGAGGGTCCGCTCCCGGCGGTCGAGGGTGCGGCCCGTCTTGCCGGTGCCGTAGGTGTCGCGGACGTCGGTCATCAGCCGCTCGGCGCGGTCGAAGATGACAGGTGTCGAGGGATCGGCCTCGAGCAGCGCCCTGATCGTGCCGACGGCG